GGTCTATTAAACATTGCCAGTCCTAATTGCCCAAGCATAACTGCCTTTAACTCTTCTCTTTCTTCTTCTGGATAATCAAGAGCAACCTCTTCTATGATTTTTAAAATGTCATTAGCCATTTGCAATATTGGTATTGCACTCATTCTTGTCCCCTTGCTCTAATTGCTTCAGCGCACAAATCTGCGGCATTTGAATATCTACCGTTGTCATACGCATCACACACCTTTGCACACTCCTCACGTTCTTTTTTTGCTATTAGTTTGGCAAAATAAAAAAACTGAGGTAAATTAATTGGGTCTTCCTTTTTAGATATTGGAAAACCAGAATCAATAGCCATCTCAATTATTTCTTCTTCAGTCATTCTTCTTCATCCTATTCTTAATTGCTTGAGACAACTCCTCTTGGCTCCACTCCATCGCCAAGTCAGCGCAAGCCTCCCTCTCAATAGATATAGCCTTCCTAGTCGTTTCAATAGCTATAGCCATGATCTCAGCCTTGGCTACGGTCAAAGCATCATCAAACTCCGTCTGGGTGAATAACTTCATAGCCCCAGAGCTACCGAGCAGTTGACGGGCGAGTGGGCTGAGTTCTGGTTCTTTGCGTTGCATAGTGTTCCTTTGTGTTCTGCTGTGATTATACGTTAACTTTGTGTTAAATATACCACAGTTAACTTATAGTTAAAAAACTATGCTACATTATCTGTACCGCATAGCGGGTTTTTAAAGGAATCAAATGAAAGTTTATACAACAACCAAATCGGGCATTCAGATAGGATGCTATTACGAACCTCCTCTACGTAACAATATGTCAGAGGATGATGAACTGATCCAACGAGCACTGCTTGGCATCAGAGAACCCCAAGACTTTTGGACAATGCTTGACTGGTTTACCTACTCGGTACTGGTATCTGTACTTTTGTCTGTTGTTATTTCTTACTTTGCTGTAACAGGTGACGCATGAATATATTCAAACAAATTATGACTCAATTTAATACCTCGGGTGGGGTTCGTTTAACAGATCCAGAAACTTCTGTAGATGCGGCGCTATCCGTAGATGCCACCAAGATGGAACAAATCGTTTTAGATACGATTAAAAGCTTCCCAAATGGTTGCATCAGTGAAGAAGTAGAAAATGCTCTGCCTCACATTAGAGCCTCTTCTATAACCCCACGCTATCGTCCTCTTATGAAGAAGGGATTAATAGTAGATACAGGAGAGAAACGACCAGGTTTCTCAGGACGTAATCAAAGAGTAATGAGGGCAGTATGAAACCACATAAACACGCAGAACTAATCAAGGCATGGGCAGATGGTGCTCAGATTCAATGTTTTGATTGCAATCATGGTTGGAAAGATTTAGGAGAGTATTTTGTTTGGGCTAATGATTACCAGTACAGAATAAAACCAGAGCCTAAGCCTGATTATGTGCAGTATGTATTTTTTCATTTCAATTGGGGTGTAAATATATTAAAAGAATATCCATTCAGTGAGGCAAATCTCAAGCTTACATTTGATGGAGAATCATGCAAACTTAAATCAGCAGAGGTGCTTAAATGAAAGCATTTCCAAAACTAAATGAAAAACAACCCTCTTACCAAACTGGAATGGACTTGAGGGATTGGTTTGCAGGTTTGGCTATGGAAGGAATTATTTATGAGGGAGTTACTCCAGAACAAACAGCTAAGGCCGCATACCGAATGGCAGATGCAATGATGAAAGAAAGGGAGAATAAAGATGAATGACAGAATGATGGAAGAGTGGGAAGATTTTAAAAGAAGCAAACAAGAACTGGAGGAATATGACCTATACGTAATGATCGAAGAGTACAAAAAATTGACACCTAAACAGAAAATTATTTACAACAAATTAATGGAAGAAACAAATGAGCCTATACGCAAGCAGTAACAATCAAGCATCAACATTCAAGAACGTACCATCAGGACTACACCTAGCCCGTTGCTACCGAATTATTGACCTCGGTACCCAAAAGTCCGAGTTCGAGGGTAAAGCCAACTTCTCACGCAAGGTAATGATCTGTTGGGAAATCCATGGGGATGAGAGCGTCACAACCGACAAAGGTGAGCCAATGGCTATCTTTAAGACGTATACCCTATCCCTGAACGATAAAGCCGCTCTACGGGCTGATTTACAGTCTTGGAGGGGTAGAGCCTTCACCCAAGATGAACTCAACCGCTTTGACCTCAAAAACGTCCTTGGCGCATGGTGCATGATTAACGTCATCCAAAAGCCAGTTGGCGATAAAGTCTACTCAAACGTAGCATCTTTAGCCCCCGTCCCACAGGTAGTCAAGGGATCTGGCTTACCAGAAGGGCATAACGATCTGGTCATCTTCAATATTGCTGAGCCAGATATGAAGATATTTGATACTTTTGGTAAGAACGTAAAGTTCAAGATTGAGAGTAGCCCAGAGTGGAAGGCCAGAACAAACACGGGCTTTGAGGACATGAATAACGATTTGGAGGACGATGATGGCCCACCATTCTGATAAAGACGAATTCCAAGAATGGTTTGATGACGAGAACTTACCCCCTGAACTGGAAGACTTTTGTTGGAATATCTGGCAAATAGCCTTCAGGGCAGGTGGTAAGCAACCTTGGTACTCACTTAGCCGTCAGCAATGGGAAGTAATTAATAAAAAATTTAAGGAAAACAATGACAACAGTAATCGCAAGAGCAAGTGAGTCCCAACACTGGTACACCCAGGAAGGAATGCCACAATACACAGTCACCGCTAAGAACGGTACACAGCGCAATACCACGTTGCGTGATGCAAGGACTATGAAGCTAGTCCCCTCGGTCAGTACGATCATTGGTTGCGCCGCCAAGCCTGGACTGGAGGCGTGGAAACTCAACCAGATGATGCTTGCCTGTATGACCCTACCCAGGGCTTCAGATGAGTCGGAGGAATCCTACATCGAGCGGGTTAAGCATGACTCCAAGGAGCACGCCAGAAAAGCGGCAGAGCGGGGTACAGCCATTCACGGAGCCTTAGAAAGTTTCTATGAGGGCATTATGCTTGCGGAGTTCCTAGACTACCAAATGGGTGTATCTAAGGCCGTAGAAGCTCATTTTGGGGCTTGTGAGTGGTTAACTGAGCGATCCTTTGCCTTTGAGGGATACGGTGGCAAGTGCGATATGTACACCAAGCAGGGAGATGGAATCGTTATTGACTTTAAAACCAAGGAGTTTGGTCCAAATGACAAGGTAGAAGGCTATGACGAACATCGAATGCAACTCTCAGCCTACCGCAATGGATTAGAAGTGCCTTATGCTAGGTGCGCTAACGTATTTGTGTCTGTTTCTAACCCTGGCCTAGTCAGAGTTGTGGAGTGGACGCAAGAGGAACTTGAGCAGGGTTGGCAGATGTTTGACGCTCTCAAGACATATTGGCAAATTAAAAATAACCATAAGGTGATGTAAATGAAAAAACTAATCTGGATACCAGTATTAATTGCAGGCTGTTCTAGCCAACCCCAACTACCCGCAAACATACCCTCTAATACAGCCAACTTCCCCGCTGTATCAGTTATGTATGATTCAAAAATCCAACAAATGTCACGCAACGAAGTGATCATGGCAACCCACGAATGTGAGTCACAAGGTCTTCGTCCCGTACCAATCATCACCAAACGCTTAATCAGCGGAATGATGAGCGAGATGATTGTTGATGTGGTTTGTATGCCTAAAATTAAATATTAAGGAGAACGTATGAAATTTAAAATAATGCTTGAAGCACAAGATATTAGAAAAATCATTGAATATTTAGAATCTTTTCCCGTAAAAGATGTTAAAGATTTACTTGACACTATTGGTGACCAAGCCAATTCTCAACTTCACATGGCTACTCAGTTCAAAGAAGATGTTGAAAAATTCAAAGAGGAGTGGGAGTATCGTCCTGCTGAAAGACACTTCGGACCATCACTAATGGAAATCATAAGAAAGCAAGCAGAAGCTCGTCAAGAACAAGCCCCCAAGCGTAAATATGTACGCAAAACCGCTGTTAAACGTGGCAGAACATCCAAATTATCACAACTGAAAGGTAAAAAATGAGCAATCCATATTTAACTAAAGAAGAGATCAAGAGCGCATATTTGTCATGCGAATTTGATAGCAAAGATGGTCTTTACGCAGGTGAGGACGTTGAGATCTACGAGTTGGCTGATGCCATCATTAAGAGCGCCGCATTTGCCATTGCTCGTACTGAGCGTGAGTTCTGCATCGAGTTCGTAGAGTCTCTCAACCCAGAAGTAGCCAAAGCTTTACGTGAGAAAAGGGGCAACCTTTGATCGTCTCAAATGATCGCTATACGTGCGAGGACTTTGTTGAGGAACTCTTTGGAGATGGTTGGGATGAGAAGGACTTACCTTCTATGCTCACCATCCTCAAGGAATGGGAGATTAACTCTAAGCGCTACTGCGTCATCCGAGACTACGCCATAGAGCTAAAGCTTGGATTTGAGGTCAGACACCGTGAAGACTTCAAGTTCATTGACGATATGGTGGACGCTAAGATGCATTCTGAGGAATAAAAAACCCCCCTAGACTTTTGATCCAGGGGGGAAAACTACTTGAGTCTTGGCAACTGCAAGTACATAGGAGGAGACGTCCTATGTTTTTTTAAGGGGGACATAACCCCCTTTTTTTTATGGTTGGCTACCTTGATTGGCTCCAATCCTAGATAGCGCACCAGTAACTACGGGTTCAAGCTTCCTGACCACATTTGGACGTTCTGTAGCAATCTTTGTCATAGCCTTCATTGCAGGCTCGTTGTACATCAATGCAGATCCAATAAGTGGTGCAAACCCTGTTTTAAAGTGTCCTGCGCCCTCTGCCAGTCCTTTGAGGGATAGCATCGCCGCAAGCCTATCCGCTGTACCGCTATTTGGCACAGAGGTTCCTAAAACATCCGAAGCCGCCTGGCTCTCAGGCATCATCATGCCCTGACCCTTGGCTACGTTTTTCTTGCCTGCAACCTGTTGGACAGCAGATTTGAACTGATCGGGCGTAAATACACCTTCATCAGCGCCCCTACGGGAAGCCGCAACCTCCAGTGGTTGGAACTCTCTAAACGCCTTGTGAGCTTGTTCTAGCTGTTTGGCTACCAAAGGGTTCTGGTCTTTTAATTCCTGCCGTAAACCCGATAAAACAGTTCTGTAGGCGTTTCCTAAGCCGTCCATACCCTGACTGTAGAAGTCATTGGATTTATTGCTCAAATACTTCTCAACCTCTCTATATTGATCCCCGCTCATAACCTTTTCATTCTGAATGTGGCCTGTGACATTCGTGGCTATATCGTTAGCCATCATCTTTTGTTGACCAGGTACGAGCTTAGCCATAGCTGAATCAGCAAGATTGCTCAAATGCTCGGAGGTTCTTTGACCTAATACGGGATGAATTGCATCCGAGAATGAGGCGTTTTGCAAGAATCCATCATAAGCATCACTGATCTTTTTACCAATAGTCTCAATCATCTTGTTGCCAACTGGAGCATCTTTGGTAAGCTTTAAGCCCAAATTAGATAGAACTTTATTGCCCACAGCCTTGTTAAAGTCCTCAAAAGAATTCTGAATTCCTTTACCAATCACAGATCCTGCAATCGGTAGACTGGTGAGCTTTTTCTCAAAGTTTTGTATTCCCTCTCCAATCATTGGGAAATTACTAGCCAATTGACCAGGCGTGAACTTGGTCATACCCATGTCTTTGAGTTGCTGAAGTCGAGCAGATACTTGAGGATTGGTCAGCATTTGACCTACCTTACCACCTGCAACGCCTAGGGCTGTAGACTCACCCAAATCAGCGATCTTCTCGCCAAGGATATCCATGTAGCTCTTGTTGGCTGTATCTGTAACTTGACCACCTAAGCCTTGAATAGCTGAAGGAATAGCGTATTTGAGTGCAGGTGACTTAGCAATTGCATTGGCAACCTGTGGAATCTTTGTGCCTAAAGTCTCGGGAATAGCCAAAGATGGTGCTATCTCACCCACCGTTTCCGCCGCAGATGCAGGATTAACGCCGAGAGTTGTTGGCACACTGCTCTTGGCATAGTTTGCGTTCTTCTCAAGCGCTTCCATTGGGCTTCGTATGTTTGCCCACTCAAGTGCCCCCGCAAGCGGTTTTAAGACGCCTTGCAGGCCTGATAAGCCCGATAGGATACCTGTGCTAACCCCAGAGGTCGGATAGAACTTATGGCCTGATTCTTCCTTGAACCGTGGGAAGTCATCCATCTTGACCTTTGGAGTTTCAGGCTCTTCGGTCTTGGTTTGCATAGATTTTAAATAAGCATCAGGATCAAACCCATCCTTTGGTGCGCTTTTGGGTTGGATACTGGCAAGATATGCATCAGGATTAAATTCAGCCATTATTTCACTCCATTAGCTTGAAGGATAGCTTTTGATCTTGGATCGTTTGGATTGGCTTTTGCCCAATCAACAGCTTGAGAATGTATATCAGCCTGACTTGCTTGTGGCCTTGGTGCTTGAATAGGAGCGTACTGCTTATTAGCCCTGTCTCTAGCCTGGTTCATTGATTTAACAATCGTATCTAAAGTTCTATCAAAAGCTTCTTTAGACATTGATGGATCAAGAGATCCATAAAGATTCATAATCTTTTTGCCCTCGGCATCAGACAACGAACCCATACCCCTCATGTTTTGGATGGCAGATGAGAACACGCTAGACTTTAGCCCTTCCATATCTTTTATAAAGTCATGCTGAGCAGAAGGAAAGATTTGTCTTGGATCATATGATGCCATTCCATTCATTCGACCAGGATGGTTTCTTATTGTGTTAACAGCATCAAGTGTATTTTGGGCAGTATCGTTTGCAAGAGATCTCTTGGCCTCAAGTTCTTTATTTTTAGCATCAATTGCTTGTTGCTCTTTGTTTTCAGCATCAGTCCTTCGCCACTGATTTTGATCTTTAGATTCTTGAATACGAGACTGGGTAAGAGCATTGGTTAATGCATGAGTTGCATTAGCTTGTGCAAGAGCCGCCGTCCTATCCAAATGAGAAGAGCTTGTGGTTAATAACTGTTCTGCCAATTTATTTGCATCTTCATCTTTAATAAGCCCTGCTTTATAACGATCAGCAAATAAAATAGCTTGTTCTTTAAATGGACCATCCAAAGTGAGAGCCAACGCATCAAAAGGCGTACCCTCAGCACCCGTAGTAGGCAATAACCCCATTCTACGAAGATCTGAAGCGCCTTTGGCTGTTTCCATAAGCTCTTTAGGATCAAGACTATATAGCTGAGCAGATGCCTGCTTATTAAAGCCTGTTGTTCCGTCAGGATTCTTAAATAAATTGTCTCTGGCTGTTTGTATTTGATTCTTGCGTGTCTCTTCAGGAATCATTGACAAATACTTTTGATCCCCAGTTACAGCGCCTAAACGCTGTGCAATTTGAGGATTAAATACGCTCTTCTCTAATCCGTTTTCATCTTTAATTGTTGTATAAAGCTGTGGCAATAAGGCCTTAACATCAGCATCTTTTTGAGCGGATATTCTGCTTTGCAATAAACCAAGTCTGGCTTGAGCCATTGGTATTTTATTTTTATCTTGCTCAGCTTGGTACTCGCCCATAGCGCCTGCGGCGTTACCCAAGGACTCACCAAAAGATCCAGATTTAGTTGGGGCTAAAAACCCCGCCGCAATCTTAAACCAAGGAGTTCCGCTACCCTTTTGAGCCAACAGTTCATCAAGATCAGACATTTGCTTGTTAAGCATAACCTGTTCTTTGGACTGACCACCAACACTTGATAGTGGAGCAGTAATATCAGAATTGTCTGATGCGCTAGATAAAGGTGTTTCTAATGCCATTATTTATTCCTTAATTATTAGCAAGATGGAATTGGATTACCATTTGCATCAGTCAACACTCCAGGATCTTGACTAACAGTTGTATTCAATCCACTTGATGTGTAAACTGGATTTCCATTTGCATCAGTTAAAACTTGAGCGGTTCCTGCACCAGTAGAAGGAGTTGAAGAAAAGAAGTTTGAAAGAGAAGCGATACCGCATTTGCCCAAAACACCTTGTGCAAGAGATCCAAGACCTGCAACCTGTGAAAGAGGTGAAGATGCATATGCACCAGGAATTGGTGCAGTCTTGATACAGCTTGTTGCTGTAGGCATTGTGAACCCTCTGAGAACGCAAGATTCCGCTTTTGCAACAGATAATGGATACAAAGCTTTATTTTGAGCAATTGTGTATTGACACTGACCAAGTTTTGCAAGATTAGATGTGCAAGCAATACCAAGGTTAGATTGAACATTCGCCAAGCAACCAAGCAATTTACCTGCATTGAGTTGGTTAGCTGTCTGAGCCTTGGCTGTACAAATAGCTTGTGTATAGCCTGTTTTAAGCGCACACGCTTGTTGTCCTGTAATACCTAGGTCAGCGTTAGCCAGTACCTGTCCAAGCGCTCCTGCACCCCTTTGTGAGCCAAATTGACCGCTTCCTACAATACCTGCTGTTGCTTGAGGTGCTAGGTTCTGAGCAATATTAGCTTGACCCAAGTTACCAATAGCATTAACTACGCACTTGGTATAAGGGTTCATGTAGTTCTGAGCCATCTGGGATATGCAAGAACCTGCAACTCCCGCCGCTGTCCCTGTTGCGGCGTTCAGCGTGGGCTGATAATTACCTGCATTTTGAGATGCTTGGCAAAATGCCTGTGTCTGCAACCCTTGCGCTTGTATCGGGCCTGCCGTAGTTGCACTAGCTCCCCCTGACTGTGATTGTTTGGCAAGGTTGTTGAGGTAGCACATATAAAACGCAGGAGCGGTTGTTGCCGTCTTTTGCGTAGTAGTGATAGGCGCTAAAGCACCACCCTGTAAAACAGAACCAGATGTCGCTCCACTAGCCTGTCCTAAGCACGCAGGTGCAGGATTTAAATTGGACGCTGTGGTCGCCGTAGGTGTTGCAGTATTTACTGATGAGAGTGCCATTATTTACCTTCCATGTATGACAAAGGACTCTTAGCCTTTGGTGGGATTTTATTTATAGATGCTGATCTTTTGTGTTCACGAATAGCCTCACGCATCTCGTCAAGCTTCTTAGCCCCTTCTTTATTTGATCCACCACCTAAAGCGGTAACCAAAGATGCAGGGAATACGAACTCGCCATCAGCAATCATCGCATTAATGTGTCCACCCTCGGAGTGATTCTCATAGTGCTTATGTGGGAATTGGTTCATAAAGTGGTGCAAAGACTCAGCCCCTGCCTTGTTAGAACCGTCTCCAAGAGCGGCGACAATGTCGGCATCCATAACGTAGTCCCCATCCTTTAAAACCGCAGGGATGTCGTCTGATTGGCCTGTACCACGCCCTTGGGCATAGTGTCCAGTAATGCCAGTCACAAATTCAGGTTTATGTGTGTGCGCCAATCCACCCTCCTTAAATCCAGTTGTTCTTTGCATATAAGGGAATACACCCCCGCTAGGCATAGCAGATCCAGTAATTAGATTAGGAGTTGTTGTCGCTCCTAAAATTTCTGAACTTGGGTTATAAAGCTGATTTTGCTGTGCAGGCGTAAGACCTGTCGTTGCAAGTGGCGATAAAAATGTTCCCGAACCACTTGATGTACCCGTAAATAAACCCGTTGGAGTCAAGGGAGAGCTTGGAGCGCTACTGTAATTATTGGTAACCGATTGAGTTGGAGTAGTAGGATTTGCAGAATAAGACTTTGAATTCAAGGGTGTTGATGTTGGAGCCAACATCTGTTTTACCCCTTGATTAATCCCTTGTTGAACTAACTTTTGTTGTAATCCACTTGGTAATCCAGAAGATGCAGATCCAGGCACAGTTGCATCAGCACCTGTTGATGTTGTGTACTGACACAAAGCACCATTAAGCGTGTTTGCAGGAGTTGTTGGAGTTAAAGCATTACCAGAAGTTAAATTAGTTGTAGTTGCTTGAGGAGCGGTATAAGGGCTTCCATCAGCATTAACTGGTTGCTGAGTAATGGAGTCTTGAAAACCAGTGGGCGAGTTAGCGCTTGCCTCAAGAGCATTTCCTTCAGAAGTTACGGTTGATGTTGCGCCAGTAGGAACTGAGTCTGTGGCTGAGCTAACAACTTGTGTTGCGCCATCAACAGCCGCCGCACTTCCTACGGCTTCACCAGTACCGAAAGTACCAACTGTCGCCGCATCTGTGCCAAGTCCTGCTCCTGCATCAATTAGCGTGGGACCAACTACATCTGTAGCCGCCACCGCCGCAGGCGCACTATCAGCCACTGCCCCCAATAACGCATCAAAGCCCATAACTTACTCCATAATTATCGAATACGTCTTCTCAAAATACTTTGCACCCATTCTTTCTAAGATAGGTCCGTAGTCCAAAAATGGTTTAACGTGAAATAAGATCCTCATTGGATTCCTCTTCTTTATCTCTTCCGTTGTCCACCTCAAAAACTGAATCCCTGTAAACCCCTTCCTGTAATCAGGATGAATGTACAAAACATCCGAACTGGCTGTAATACTATCTTTATAGTGCAGGTGTGAGAAAACAAACCACACCGAATATCCAACCAGTTTCCCATCATCTCTTACACCGTGCACCTCAATCATGTCTTGCTCGTGCATACTTGCGTACTTTTCAGTGTTCGGATTAAATTTAATTACATCTTGTCGTTCTGCGATTTCTTTGTAATGTAATTTGAATAAATCCTGCGCCTCATAAAAAAAAGAACGTCCCTCCTCTTTTTTAAACTCAATCATTGTGTCTCCTATACCCTAGCCTCCAACTGATATTGTGGATTTGTTGATTTTTTCATATCCACACCGTTTGCATGAAGGGCTGTCATTATGTCGTGTTGTGGCCCCAGATTCATGTAAATTAGATCAATCTTATTTGTCTTAAGCATTGTCACAAAATAGTGAATTGCCTCCATCAAAGCAAGTGGAGCATCAGCGCTCACGAAAAACACCTTAGCAACATCTCTGTTAAGCATTTGTATATACATCAGCGTATTTGTGTGTTGCATGATCTTTGTACCAGGCAACATAATAGCTTTATGCATTAACTTAATGGCAATATTTGGATTAATCCCATGCTTTTGGGCTGATGACGCAATAATTTCGGATGCTTTCATATTAATAAACACTCTGTTGATTTTGCGATATGGACATTATCCCTACCAATTGTTGCGCCCAGTCTTGCCAAGTTTCAAATCCTCTTGGATCAGGTATTGCACTTTGAACAAAATACCCAATACCCTGCATCCCAGAAGCCCAATCTCTCCACTTCTCCTCTGGTACAGTACCCAGTTGATTAGACGCAAATTGTTGAGCCATCGAAGCACACCAGTAATCCCAAGTCATACCACGGGGGTCGTATGTGGTCGTCATTATGGATTACCCGTTGAACGCTCATCACCCATATCCACGCTCATAACGCAATTACCCAACTGATAATTGCCGTTAAAGTCATTACTGATGATGCGAAGTCTCATTTCTCGTCTTTGTTCTTTCATGTCAATCTTGAGTGTAGACGAGGTAAACGTATAGGGAACAGAATCTACGTCCGTTCCATCAGCATAGCCTTTACCCGTCACAATCAAAGACATTGTTCCCGATTGTACAAAGTCAGGCTCAAATCTCTCTAATCTGATCCACTTATTATCGTTAATCAGTTGTTGTTGACCCAGTCCACCACCAACCCATCCGAGGGAGTTTGTCTCAAAGTATGAGTTGATAGCATCTACGTTGGTCAAATAAACCTGATCCGTCCCAGTTTCGTGTTGCCAAAGGGTGTAAAACTGGTTCATAGTGACCGTAATTGTCAGACCAGTACCGCTAGAAGGAGATCTGGCAACAGTACTTAGTGTTCCAGATAAAGCGTTTTGATATGAGCCACCATTTGCAATAGTGAGTCCAGTGACTGGCCCTGTGCCCCCTCCACCAGAGATACTTGATACCGTAAATACAGCAGGGCTACCCGCTCCACCTTTTAAAGTAACTACGTCACCAACAGCGTAAGTTGTACCACCACTGACAATACTTTCTGCGGTTACTTGGTAGGCTGTAGGGGTGTTTTGTGCCCAAATAGGGTATCTAAATACCTCTGAGAACACTCCTGCTGATCTTTGTGCGCCTAGTGCTTGACCTGCGTCATACCAGGTTTGTTCACGGACGTTATAGATGATCGCATCCGTGCACTCAGTTGCGGAACCCTTTGGATAGAACCACCAAATCTCTCCCCAACGAGTAATCTTAGTTGCCCAAACCTTTTGCCTCTGATCTGTATTAATGTTGTCAAAGAAGTAGTTGATGTTGACATTGTTGGGTATCTCCTGAACCACACCGTTGTAAGATAAGAACCTATCCACACCAACCCAGTAATAAATGCCATCGTACTCAACCACGGAGTTAGATGACATGATTGTGGTGGCTGTAGAGATAATGTCATATCTCCAGTACAGCGTAGAAGTGCCTACAGTCTGCGGAGAATAAGTTACCCTGGTCAACTGATCCAAAGACCAGAAAAGCCCCGCAGGAGACGTTGTACCGCCTCTAAGTGGCATTCCCTTGACAACTTTAGTTCCAGATACGTTATTGGCGTTGGCATCAGATCCAACCCAGTTATTAAAGTTGCCTGCTGAACAGTTCTGGATAAGACCATTGTTACCGTAAACAAATAGGTAGGGATAGAGCATACACGCCCCACCGCTCACAGATATGTTGTTGTTAAAGGTAAAAGTGGTGGATGATGATCCAGTAATGGCATTGTTAACAGTTACAGTGGTATTTCCACCAGAAACCACTACAGCAGTCACCACAGTATTCGCAGATACTCCAGTTCCAGTCACCGTTTGATTAACGCCAATCAGATAGTTAGAACCAGTGATAACAATCGTTTCGGCATTAGGCGTACCAGGCGTTCCAGTAGCTGTAAACACGCCAACTTGACTCATTGCACCGTAAGGGAAAGTACCTAGTAAAACAGGTGTATTAACTGTATTGTCAATGTCAGCCAAGTTTTGACCTGGGTGAGCAATCAGGTTCAGATTACCCGTACCGTTGGGGTCATAACCAATATCAAACTGCCATAAATTGTTGGCACTGGCAGTAAAGTTATTTAGCGTGATGGAGGTTGGACCATACCCAACACCATCATCATTATCTGTCTGCCAACCCTCTAAAAAGCTTTGGCTACCAGAGTAAACATAGTTGATGCCGTTTTGGGACTGCATAACCATCCCACGGCTAATCTCAGGAGCGTTAAGGAATATTGCCTTATAACCACCCATTTTCCTAGGTAATTTACGCTGAAAACGAACCCATTGACCGTCCACAAACGAGGGAGCGGCGAACTGAGTCCCGTCCCGCTGAATACCAGGATTGATGGCTAGGAGTGCAACCTTTAAGGTCAAAATGCACCTCCAACAATACCGATAGGCGCTTGGATGCCAGTTGAGGCAAATAAGACAGATTCAGTACCTGCCAAAGTAATTGCGACTTGACCAGTACCAGGTAAATAAATACCCGTATTTGTATTGCCAGAGAATGTAATAGATGGTGTACCTGCGGAACCAACTGGGAAGGCTGTAATCGTTACAGTTCCACTGGTCACGCTGTTGGCGTTATAGACGTTCGTACCGTCACAAACAGCCATAACTGTATTACCTTGACCTACCGTAATCGTAGCCCCACCAGAGGCAGAAGTCTTAACAGTTAATGTATAAGATCCAGTCGTGTTATTGGTAATTGAATAAAGCTGAACCGTAGAAGGCACAATCACAGTCGTGTTAGCAGTCAATACACCAGAGTACTCTTGGATCGTATTAGATGCTTGAGACGAAGTTAATGTATAGGTGTATGGGCTTGATAGTCCAGTTAATGAAACAGCAAACTGGGTATAGGCAAAGCTGTTAGATCTTCCGTATCCGAATGTATCGTAGCCACTAGATCCGTTAGAAACAATAACAATAGACTCAGCCAATTGAAGCTGTTGGTTGGGGTTGCCGTCTATCGTATCTGAACCACTTGGCGATAGAGTAACAATTCCAGATCCGTTATTTTTAACAATAACAAACCAATTGTTTCCTACGCTAGATGCGGTTGGCAGGGTAATCGTTCCTGCACCAGAACTCCACACATAAAAGGAAGCTCTATTTTGAGGTGCAAGCGTTAGATTGGAATACTGAAGGGTAACGGGGTAGGCGCTGTTTAGAGTTGGCCCAATAGCCGTTAAACCGTATCCTGCTAGGGTTGAGGCACTGGCTGAGGATGTACCCACACCCATTGCGATATTAGCCCAAGTACCTGCCACAGTCGTGTTATCAGTTACATAAATGTAATAGGTATTAACTGTCGCTGTCGTTGGTGCAACAGGTATGTTAATGATCGTACCGCCTTGGCTATCAGTAACTGTAAAAGCATACTGACCAGAGGTTCCTACGTTACGAACAATAATAGCCTGGCCTACAGATACTTGAGTTGCAGGGGGCATTGCAACTGTCAGACCTGAAGCCGTGGCTGTAATTTCGGTAATATTTGCCGCTATATTGCTTGTCTCTGTACCGTTAATAGGCCACTCTAAAGCAACGCTTTGGCTAATAGTTAAAGACTCATATGCAACCTGAGAAGGAGATATAGTCTGTCCAGTAAATGGATTTACATATGTAGTCATTAAGAATCCTTAGCGATAGTCTGACGATCACCCATACGCAGATCATCTTCAGTTTTAAGTGTAGAAAGTGATTTATCAAACATAGCCTGCCAAGTGGGTATCCTTGCATCATTCTTTAAGAATGGGGTCATCTGTAGTAAAGTACCAAAAAGCATGGCATTTGGAGCGTTTTGAGTTAACCAGTTAGTCTGATTAGTGCTTGATAAAGGCTGAATACGCTCATAAAACAATACCTCGAACTGATAGGATTGATCAGGCGTAGGAGCTATATACCAATGCTCATAATCATAATCAGCGTAATAAACAGGGGGGCTTGTCTCTGTATTGTTAGGCCAATAACTGGTCAAATACTCGTATTTTCTTAAGTAGATCGGTTGTTTTGCGCCAGATGCATCAATGTATTTAAGTGATACTGTTTTGCGCCACCGTGCAGGCTTAGGAATAACGGGGTTTCCTGAAACCATTGTGCTTTGTGCAACATTTAACTGGCCTAATGTCTTGATTTCCTGAGCAATTTCAAATTCGCAAAGGGAAATAGCAACAGGCACTTGATTAACAACTGCTTGATCATTCCTCTCTAAGTACTCATAAATGGTACTTACAAGGCTGTCATAAGTCATCACCCAACTTGGAGTTGAGCTTATGGATGAGATTGTCATTGCGCCCCCTAATATACGCCTATTTTAGATAGTATCGGGGGAAATGTCACCCCAGTACTTGTTCTGTCTGGTGCATGACAACAATTCTTTGCTCAGCACCAAACAAACCACCATTAATTACTTTGGTCAGACCGTTGTAGTCCTTGGCCTGCGCCAGTCTGTTACACCCGTGAGTTGACCAGAACCATCCCCCAATCGGAGCCGCCCACTTAGGTGTTCTAGCCCAATCTGGATTTGCCACCAAATCAATCCCCAAAGCCTTACCCGCATGATAAAAGTTGTCATGCCCAGTCAATTGGCAGATCGCTGAGCCTCTGAACCTCCACCCGTCACCAGAAGCTTCATCCCGATTTCCCATACGAAGTTGGTAAATGTGGTTTGCTATTTTTTCAGGCTTGTGGGCGTACTTCATAGCCTCGTCCATCGTTGGGAATCGCTTAGGCCACAGTTGCATGAGAGTCTCAGGACGGTAGTTCAGGTTCTCTTCTAAGCTTCTGAAGTGGTTGGATTCGTAGCTGAACTGCCCAATGAAGCAGGCTTGCTCCTCAGTTGTGTCAATATTGAAGTTTTTGAACGTCATGTTCAGCGGATCTACCCACTCAGCATTAATACCCAATTTATGAAGTTGATCAGCGGTAATCATTTGACCCCCTTGTTAACCAATTCTCTTACTTCGTTGTATTGCTTGATACAGGCGTTGAGGGAGAGGATGGCTGTGTCACCGTCTGAGGCGATGCCGATAAGCTCTTTGACAGTCTGTCGCTCAGATTCGGACTCATTGGCTGTATTTGCTGATTGAGTGGTGGAACCTGAACTGGCTGATACACCACAGGAAGTCTGAGGTAACCGCAACTTGCCAGAGTCAGCGTCAGCATTAAGACTAAATTTTTTGGATTGAACATCATCTTTGGCCTTCTTTAAAGCATTGTTAGCAACTACTAACTTTTTAGCATACTCAGCTTCTTTTGCACGAGCTTCAGTGTTTAAACGGGTAATTTCAGCTTGATCTTCGTCTACTCGTTGTTGATAGCCTGCATGGTGCTCATAGCCACCAAACCCGATTACAGCCAAAGCAACCCCTATCCATACATAGATGTTAAACACGAGTGCTCTCCCTTGCCTGAGCCGTTCTCATGCGTTCTTCATCACCTTCTAAGACGGGTGGTCCTGCGGGTGGGGGAGGAGGAGTCCAATTTGGGCTAGATCCACCGCCTGACATCATAACTATTGGAGCAGGTGGGGGAGGTGGAGGCGCTACATAAGCATCTTTACCTGCCTTGACGTTGTTCATCATAGCTGTAGCCTCGTTGGTTAATCCCTTGGTCAAAATGCCTCCAATACCGCCCACAATGAGTAGGACGATGTCGTTGAGCATCTTGGTGTAGGCTTGGTCAATAGGAGCCATTTGTTTGATAGGCTGAGTGACAAAGGTCACCGAATACAGCAAAGCAAAGGTGATGAACGCAAATATCAGCGTTACCACAATAACAACAAATGCCCGTACACGGACATCTATTTCATCGGCACTGAGCCTGGGTTGTTTGTTGCTGTTGGACAACCACTTGAGCAGTATTTCCTTCAATTTTCTTCTCCAGTAAAGGGGCAATTAGATATTCTGGGCAAGTTTGATCAAACTCACAGCGAGGCTTTTGGCATTGGGAGGCACCAAAGTTATCAGGGTTTTGGCAAAAATAACGATAAGAGTCACCGCATCCTGCCAACAATAAAATCAATACAGCGCATATTCTCATTCTTCCCTCTTTTCCTTTTCACGCTCAAGTTCTTTTTTAAGCTTTTCAATCCTCTTGAGATCATTGGCAATTAATATCCGCTCCTGATGGATGTCCATGTAGATAAACCCAATCACAGGCAATACCAGAACGAATAACAGCGCTAAGATAATGATGGTGATTACATACCCCCATGACTCACTCGATTTATTGCCCACATTAAACCCATGAAGTATATTGCCACGAATATTACTGCTATCGTAGATGCTGTTTTGAACCAGATCCTCTCAGCTATCTCTCGTTGCTCAGCTTCAATCTGCCTTCTTTTCTTAAACTGCGCCTGCCTAGCAATAGCCTGCTCATTCGCTATTGTGCCTAGCATCTTGTTAACTCGTGTATACAAATCTTTTAATTCTGGGGGCACTTGGTATACCATATACTCCCTTAGTTCTACACTCATCTCCTCCATTCTGGTCATTGCCAGAACTCGGTTAATCGCTTTTTCTGCCTGGTCACCCGTTGGATCGTAGACAGTCTTGGACAACATCTCTTCTTCTTCAATGTGATTCTTTAGTGCGTTGTACGCTTTAAAGAACGCTGTCAAATTCTTACCAATCTCAGAGTAAATTGCTGTTGGATCAAATTCCTCGGCCTTTTTTGCAGTTTTTCTGCGTTTTTCCTCATTAAATTCACTGTTTGGATGAATATCGGCTAAGGTTTTGGGCTTTGCAGGAGCAAACAAATTCTTGAGAAAACCAAGTATGCCTGTGACTTCTTTGCCAATCGCCTTGACCTCGTTAGCTGTCTTGACAACATCTTTAACCAGGGCTTGTCCTTCTCTGAACATTTCACATCCCTGCTTAATGGCTTTGAAGGCGACATTTGCGGCGGCGATGAGGGTGAAAGGGTCAATCTCAAACTCCGAATATCTTCTTTATAAATTCAGCCGCAACCCCTGGCCCGAGAAGGATACAGAGCATGACACCGTAGAGCAAATACTCTATCTTGGTCATGCGCTTTTCACCAGTGGATAGCGATTGATGGATATTTTGATACCTCTCGGCACAAATAGCCTCATGAACCGCTAACCTTTTGTCAATATCGGCATCCATCACTTACTCGCAGGTTGGCAAGTAAACGCCTCTGGAGCTACTGTAGCTATGACAGATGATTCCGTGGTCGTTACAGTCTCTACAACGGGGGTAGATTCAGCATCTGCAATAGGGGAGGTAGCCAAATCGGGTACAGGATCACTATCAACAGTATCAGTGACGATATCAGGTGTTTCATTTGTAGGCTCTGAATCAGGAACAATAGGAGCGAAAGTTGTAGGCTCACCAATTGGTTCTGGCTTTGGACCTGGTACCGCATCTGTTGGAGGAGCATAACGCTTCTCAAGGAAATCCATAAACTTTAGGATTTCATCCATAACTTCAGTATCAAAGTCTTTCAGGTGATGTTCACGAATATCCTTGAGAAATTGCATATAGCCCTCTTAAACGGTTGGTGTTGCTACGGTTTCTACAACAGATGCCTCTTGTACAACAGGCAACTGAGCATTGAGTTGAGCTTCGATCTTTTTCATCAAAGGCCAAGCATTTGATTGAGTTGGTAATTGACCTAAAACATTCATGATGTCTTTAATTTCAGCGTCAAATAGTTCAAGATTAATTGCGTTCATAGTCATCCTATTTTTTATTCCGTTGGGTTCGGGGCAACGGCTTCCCCAATCGTAATTGTAGATGTGCTTCGGTCAATTGTCATCTCTCCTTCGCAGGCAATATTCCAGTCCTCCCCCGCCCTTTCTGAGTAAGATGGGACGTTGATTTTGACGTGCTTGCAAAGATACTCTTGGGTAGCATCAAACACCCTCCAAACGTGCTCTACAGTACCCCTTCCAGGCATTCCTCTGGACTTGTTAAACCTGATGGAGTACTTCATACCACCACCACTGGTTGTTGTTGTACGCCAACATTAAAATGGATGAATTTCAGTGGTTCATCACCGCCGTGTCTGGTAAAGCTGTGAGGTACCCAAGCATTGGTGAAAAACAGTGTCCCCTTCCTTACTGGAAAGAGTAGTTTATTAGATGCGTAAGTGACTTTGTTTACGTCAGCTTCTGGCAGTTGGGTTAGGTGCTTAACCTCCCTAGAATCAGTGATAACAATACTGGAAGCCTTCTCTGGCTCATTCAGAAAGTAAAAACCAACAATTTGATTTCCTTCTCCGTGGGCGTGATCTTCCATCCCTGAGAACTTGTAGTGCTGTTGTCCCCACATAGATTGGAAATAAGTGATCTTGTCATCCATCTTATAGCCTTGGGAATTAAGAATATTCCAAGCTGTGGTGGCAATGTATCCCGCTAAATCTTTAACCCTTGGATCTAGATATAAGTTGTCAGTCATCTTGACTGGGTACAACTCATTAACGGGTTCTGTATTCCTTGCTATTGCCTCATCAAACGCCAATAAAGCGCCATCAACAAACTCAGGCTTTGAAATACTATATACCGCAGTAGCGAAATATATGGCTGTATCTAAATTATCCATACCGTTCTCCTATTTATTGTACGGATAAGTATACTTTAACTTTCAGTTAGTACTTGCCTTCAGCAAAGACATTTACGAATACAGTATTGTCTTCCAGTGCCTCAATCTCGTGCCATTCATTGGCTACTAAATTAATAGGCTGAGTATCTTTATTCATGACCAAAGATCTATTTTCTTTACGAACAATGCAAGATCCTGCGTGACACATTGTTGCATGAGCAAACCTATGTTCATGCTTTGGCAATCCTTCGCCTTTATTAGCATGAAATATATTAAGTGTCGCACCATCATAAGTTAATGAATGATAAGGAGCTATTCTTATGGTTTCACTCATATAGTTTGTGTCCCAGTTGTTGTTGTTTTTGTCTTAGGTAGCTTAGGCCAAGCATCCCAAGTTAAATATGAAGTTAATCCGCACCAAGTAAGATATTGTTGCTGAATAGTATTTTGCAGACTCAACGCAGAAGTAAGTCCAGTTGCTGACAACCAGTCACCGTTAGGTACGTTCAATTCTTGATAAACAATATCTGTATTGGGCTGTTCAGTTTGAAGTGTGCAGTTATGCCACTGAATACCACCTTCGACAACTAATTCTTTTTGAACACAAAAATATCCAGAGTTCATTTGCTGTGTAAGCCAAGCATTAGCATTTGTTGTTAATAATGTTTGTGCATTATCAGATGTACCAATACTAAATACGCCGGTATATCCTGCGGCTTGACCTGCATCAATAGTTGCTTGGCTATCACAAACATAATCAACAGTCTGATTTACTAAATCATTTACTACATAAATGGTTGTCATGATACGCTTCCCCAAACATTTCCTGTTGTTATATAAGTGAGTGTATGTCCGTTCTTACTAATTGCGGCTCCACCTGAAGCTCCTATAGTCGAACCTCCATTAGGTGCTCTTCCTCCTGATGCGCCCCATCCTCCACCACCTCCACTACCATCCGTACCGCCTCCATTATTGCCCCCTCCATTTGAAGATCCACCATTTCCTCCAGTGTAGTTATAAAAGGTAACATGATAAAGAGCACCGCCACCACCACCTGCGCCACCACCAAAGCCACCTGCGGAAGTGCCAGAACCTCCAGAACCCCCAGAACCAGGTAATTGTCTACCACCTCCACCTCCAGCCCCGTAATAAACACAAGTACAACTCCCACAACAAAAATACTTATAATAGCTTCCATTACCACCCGCTGAACCAATGCTTCCACCACCCCCTGGACTAGAACAATTAAGACCAGCGCCGCCACTACCACCACCTGCGCCACCACCACCTCCCGAACCTTGACCGCCTGCACCTCCACCGCCTCCCGCAATATAACTATTGTTGGTTATAGAAGTATCAAACCCTAATGATAATGCAGGCCCTCCTGCGGTGGCATTTATTGACGTACCGCCATTAACACCGATAGAACCAATACCACCACAACCAATAATATATCCGTTATTAACAAGAGTTAACGTATCTCCAGTTGTTCCACCAGTGAGTGTTAGTCCATAATTACCTGTACTAGATGCCCATAAATAAACGCCACTGTTGACAGTTACAGTAACTATAGTTTTACCTGCTACATATCCAGTAATAGTGGATATATTTAAAGAAGCATTGGATGTGGATGTAGTGAATGTGTATGAGGCAAGAGCAGGTCCACCCGCAGTAAGACCAAACCCTTTTCCAGACATTCCGCCTCTTGTAATAATTGTTGGCATTTAAATCTCCTGAGCACCAATAACTATTGGTTGTTTCATAACTATTGGTCTTCCGTTTGGATACCATTTATCAGATATTCTTATCTTTGAATCTTGAACGCCTTGTTCACTTGCGGCTTGCATTAACTTGCCATAATTATCTGGATCATCTTCTCTATCTTTGATAATATTTGTGAGCAGTTCACCGCAAAATAATTCAAATTCACGATTATTCAAATCTAAATTATGTGGATTCTCATAAACATCATAATCAAAGTCAAAACGGCTCATAATATATCCGTCTTCAACATATTTCATGATGCCAGATGCACCAAATTCCAAGATTACATCTTTGTATTTTCCAGTAAGTATCTGTGCTCTATTTTGAAATAAATTCAGATCTGAATATTCGTAGATGTAATCTATGTTATTTTTCATATGTTATTTGAATTGTGTTACCGATGCCAATACAGTATAGGTTGCACTTGCTGTCTTGATAATCGTGTACGTATAGACATCAATACCTGACGCATTACCAGAGGTTGGTGCAGATCCTCCCTGCCACTTAGTCGTTACTCCAGATGAAGATCCATCAATTGTGAGCGTACCGTTCATGTAGTAAGCCGTAGATCCTTGGGTCGCTAGTATAGCAATAGTTGCAGACTGCCCAGTAGCCAAAGCCGTATTCATGGTTGTACCAGAGCTAAATGCCAAGTTTTGAGTCCAGTTGGCACTTGCGTTGGATGAATAGTACTGTACAGCGCCAGTGTTGTAATAGGCTGTAGGCGTAGAGTTAATAGCACCCGCAGTTGTATTTACAGTCTCAGCGGCGTTGGCTAAAACAGAAGCAAAAGTAGATGTTGATCCACTGAAAGTTTGAGTAGCTGTCCATGAATTAGCAGTACTCAATGAAACTGTGGATAAAGTACCAGAAGTTGGGAACGTAACAGATGTATTGGCTGTTAAAGTTCCTGTAAATGTATATGCGCCTGAGAATGTGACGTTTCCGCCAATAGTTACGGTACTAGATCCGTTATTAACACCAGTACCACCATAAGTACCAGACAATGTAGCACTTGAAGCAAATAATCCAGATGAGTTATTAGTTACAACGCCTGCTGTATTGAAGGCTGAATTGGTAATTGATGTAGAAGCAGTAAGTGTAGAAAAAGATCCGCTTGTCGCCGCTTTAGTAGCCAATACCTGAACAGTACCGCCATTATCCTTATAGAACAACTTACCATCCGTATAGTTCAGCGCCAACTCAGCACCAGTAGATCCGCTTGTTAAATTGGATGCTGATGGTACGTTAGTGGTCGTTCCACTAGCGTAAATTAGTATTGGGGTATATCCACTTTGTGCCATGTTAAATTCCTTTTCTCAATTTTATCTTAGAACCCACCGCCTGCAACAGCACCCCATGTAGGAGACGCACTAGATCCTTGACTAATCATTACCTGACCTGCTGTACCGTATCCAGTTGTTCCAGTAGTTGCTGAGGATGTACCTAAATTAGTAGATAATCCAATTGCTCCACTTGCATTAATGACGTGAGCATTATTAGGTGTTGCTCCCCAAGGAAAATATAATTTATAACCATTTCCAGAGCCAACACTTATATCTCCATCATGACCAGAAAAATAAATTCCATTGTTAATACTGTAAAAATCAGCAAAAGTACCGCTTGCAGTAAATCCAGATGAATTCATTCCAAACTCACCATAATAAGATGAATCTGTTCCTAAATCATTACTTAAAACATAGTTTGTGGATGCACCAGAAGTATTTGATTTGTTTTGAATAACTGTCTGTAGATAGTTATTTGCAATCGTAGCACCAGAGGTAAATCCTGAATTACTCGCATTAAACGTCAAATTTGGCGTTGTGCTTGTAGTAGAGTTAACAATTAGTACGGGTACTGTTAAAACTGTTCCACTAAACGTAAATCCAGAATAAGAGGACAACGCTCCAGTTCCATTTCCGTAAGGAATATAGCCTGCTGTTAATGTAGTAAGACCAGTACCCCCGTTTGAAACTGCTAATGTGCCTGCAACAGTTACAGAACCAGAAGTTGCTGTTGATGGGGTAAGGCCAGTAGTTCCAAAAGAGATATTTGTAACACCACCAGAAACTGTTGCCCAAGAGGTATTTGTTCCATCTGTAGTCAGGTATTTACCTGAATTGCTTGTCTGACTTGGTGCAAGAGCGTTGAATGCGGCGTTGGCTGTCGTTTGTCCAGTTCCACCGTTTGCAATACCTAGAGTTTGAGTCCACTGAGGAGCAGATCCAGATGAACTTAAAAAATATCCAGATGTGCCAATACCAAGCTTAGATAAAGATGTACCACTTGCGTAGTATGTTATATCACCCGCTGTATAAGAAGATAATCCTGTACCACCATTTGCTATAGGTAAGGCAGTACCAGATAAGGTAATTGCAAAAGTACCGCTAGAAGTAATTGTTGATGGCGTAACCGATAAGAATGAAGGAACCGTCATGCCGACAGAAGTTACTGTTCCAGATGTTCCATTAGATGCAGAAGTAATTTGACCTTGAGCATTAACTGTCAAATTTGCATTTGTATAGCTACCCGCAGTTACCGCAGTATTTGAAAGAGCAATAGTTCCAGAAGAGGTGATAGTGCCTCCACTAAGACCAGTTCCCGCTGTAATTGATGTAACCGTACCGCCACCAGAAGCGCTAACTTGCTGAAGCACAAAAGCTGTTGTTGCAAGCTGAGTAGTATTTGTATTTAATGCGGCGGTAGGAGCAAGAGGAACTCCTGTAAAAGTAGGACTTGCACTTAAAACAACACTGCCAGTTCCAGTAGATGTTGTTGTAGCTGTTCCTCCATTGGCAACTGGCAAAATTCCAGTGACTCCAGAAGTAAGAGGCAATCCAGTTGCATTGGTAAGTACACCAGATGTAGGCGTACCGAGTGCAGGAGTAACAAAGGTAGGGCTTGTAAGTGTTGCTCCAGAAGCCAGAACAACCGCTCCGCTACCAGTGGTAGAGGACAACCCAATTGTTGGGTTACCGCCAGATCCACTGCCATTAGATATGGAAATACCAGTACCTGCTGTCAAGGTCACTGGAGTGGCTGTAGATCCTCCTGCAATTGCAAGTAAACCAGTGCCAGAACTTGACGCAATATTGGACATGAAACTGTTAAGAGAAATCGTTGGATTTCCCGAAGTTCCATCTGGATTTGTAATTGTTATCCCAGACCCCGCCGTCAATGAGACAGCAGTCATGGTATTTGTGCCAGTCTTTACTTGTATACCATTACTCGTACCAGTAAGGGCTAAAGGAGCGCCTGTAAGCGATAGAACATAATTTGAACCCGCTCCATTGTCAGTGCCAATTAAACCGCTTCCTGCCCCTATATAACGTGAATTAGCTAGGGTTGATGTCTGATTGGTAATCGTCAGGAAAGTCTGTGTCAAAGTAGGGGAACTGGCAATCTGCCCCACAGTCGTTTGTGAGGTTACGCCGTTTTGTACGATGGGCACAATCTCTGAGCCAGTCAGAGTTGATGCGGTAGGTAGTTGTGATATTTGTACTTGTGCCATTATGAGCCTATAACAATTTCGTCTTCATCACCATTGACCAGTCCTGGGGAAGATGTATTCGTACCAGTTGATAGTATAGAGTTGCTGTACTGTCCAGTGATCAACTGATTGTTCGGTACATTGAGCGCCAAATCAGGTCTTGGGAACCTTAAATTAATACGCTCAGTCTTCCTTGCAGGCAATCTGTATGGATCTTTCTCGTCCATACAACCCTCTTCACAAACCCTAAGACCTGGAAAGTTAACGTCTGCGTGCAAAGTAGAGAAGACACGCTTCATCTTACAGCGATCACATACCGCAATCGCTATACTTGCATACCCCTCAGTATCAAGGAACATTGGCATAGTTACCTCGTATAGACGCTGATATTAGGAGCCAAATAGATTGGCGATTTGTCTCTTTCCTCAAGCTCAGCCATTTGGAAGTACTTCTCAGCCTGTCCTTCAAGATACTGAATCCTAGGAATCTCAACTCCAGGTAACTCAATACTCATTTGGTGAGCCAACATAGACTGAATAGCCAACATCCACCGATCTGGTATTTCCAATTGGCTTGTTAAAGCCCCAACATCCATCACTTGGCGTGAATACCACACAGTTGCTTGAACAAAATATGTGCTTGGCACAGGCCACAAATAAAATGTAGGCTGTGGAATTGTTCGATCAAACCAGTACTGATAAGGCTGATTGGCTGTAAAGTTCTGATTAGGTAGGTTTGTGTAGTCATCTCTGTTCAAACGTGACATTTGAAGCAGTCTGGCATTGTTACCAAAGTAAAGTTCACGTAAAGATAGGGTTGTGCCACCAGTGGCAACCATTCTGTAGTACGGAACATTAAGTCCTGGGTCAATATCTTGCCAAACCCACTGAGAATCTGTCACTGCAACGCTTGTGCCAGTGTAAAGAGTAGTCCAATTAGTGCCATCAGCAGAGCCTTGGAAGGTGTAATTCCAAGATTGGCTACCTCCACCAGAGATATAGGGCATAAAGCCTATAGAACCAATGTAATTTGGGTTGCCAGTGCCGTAAAACACTGAAATATTGCCGTTTGCTGAGGTCTGTTGGCAATAAGTGTTGATATTATTGTCGTAAACATTAGCAACCATTCCCCCTGCGCTTGTTGTATAGCTACCAGAAGGCTGATTCATGGTGCGATACAGCGCATTTAAGATGTCATTGGCACCATTGGGCAGGGAATAAATGTATTGATCAGCGTTAAGCCCTAAAACTAGCTTATCTACCGCCCAGTACTGAATACCTTGGTTGATTAGGTTAGACAGAATGTAAAACAGGGACTCTTTAGCAGACTGTACCTGCTCATCCGTTAACTCTTCAGCAAGCTTACCCGCACGCCGAGCACCGTGATCTATCAATGTTTGGACATTGATGACTGTATTGCCAACGGTTCCTGAATATGACATTGATTACCACCCTGGGCATTTCCAACGCTTAAGAGATGCTTTTGCCCGTTCTGCATCACCTTTTGAATGACTTACTACACCAGACATACGGGCACAGAATGAATCTTTTCTGCTTCCACCTTGGGGCTGTGGAGCCTTTAGATGGGAACCCGTCTCTCTGTTGTACTTTTCCCTACCTTTGGCGGTTAATCCTGCGCCCTTAGATACTGGCAACTTCTCGCCCCTACCTACCGCAAGACTTGGACCGCCTTCCTTTTTCTTTACTGTTTTGGCTGACTCTCTGAACGCTTCAGCAGTTGGCGCACCTTTGCTACCAGGCTTACGCATATGTTCTTTAGAGCCGTGAGCAATACGCTCTTGTTTAGCGTGAATATTGGCATATAGTCCACCTTCTTTGAATTTTTTACCTTTATCAGCACTGGCAAAATCTTTGCCGACCTTTTGGGAAATTCCAACCTTCTTGGCGAAAGCGGGGCTGTGAGCCACCGCCTCCATCAAGTTGTGTTGAGCTTTAGACTTGCTAGGCATTATGCTTGTGACTCTTGCCAGTTGAGACGAGCCACAACAGTGTTTGAAGCACCTGCTGATAGCGTAGTGGCAACAATGTACAGAATGTCTGGTCCATCTGGATATTGACCTGATTGAGATGTTGGAACACTGTTAGATGTGCCACCACCGTTGGCAGAATTACCAATCGCAGAGATAGATGCTAAAGGATAACTGGTTTGACCAGAACTATTTGTATAGAAAGCCGCAATTGACTCACCACCTGAAATAGTCAATGTGTTGGTTGTATTAACCGCAATCTGAACCAAAGAACTGGTATTGGTACCGCCCTGAACAGGAGATACAAAAGAACCAGAGAATGCTCCAGAAGGTATACCGTTAAGAACCAATTGAATAAGATATGTTGTATTGGTAACAACAGCAATCTCGTTCAGTTGTAACTGTAAACGATTAATAACTTCTTTAATACCAAGCAATCCAACAGTACCATTATCAACAGATGGAGCCAAACGAATAGCCATAATTGGCACGTTAGCTGTGCTGTTAGGGCTAGTCAAAGCGGTCAACATACCGTAGTTGTAAATAGCAGATACGTCTTGATTAAATCCACCATCCATCACCACTGAAGAACCCCAGTGAGACAACATCGCCGCAGAATCAGGAGTCGCATATTCAACAGCCACAGGAGCAGTTGCAGAATATGTGAATGCCGTAGCCGCAGATCCACCAGTTGTACCACGAGTCAAACCAGTCAACTGTGGATAACCTGTTGATGAATTAGCCGCACTTGTTATTCCAGTGTATGTGAAATACTCAATAACACCAGATGTACCGCTACCAATAAATCTAGCAGTACCACCTGCGGGGTTAAATCCTGCTGTACTCAATACATTGATTGTTGTATCTGTAGATGCAACACTAGATGTAATTGATGTAATTGGTAATACACCATTTTGCTCATAATGAGATGGTAAATTACCAGATCTCATGTAAGCAGTGTAGTTTACGTTATTGTTTTGGAAGTTGTAGATGTAAGTAATCGAGCCACCAGTGGTTCTAATGCCAAATCTAGCTACACCTGCACCATACCAAGAGTAGTCAATGTAGAACATTTGTACTTTGGTGAGGTCAAGGTTGTATCCAGATGGGTTAGATGCTGATGAAGATCCATCTAATACGTCATACCAAGATGATTGAGGTACTTTTTGGTCAATAGTACGGGACACAATTGCATTTGCAATCGTAGTTCCACGATACTCAGGACTAATGTACATACTTGTATCACTTGCAATACTTAAAACACGATAAGATTGACCACGAATAACAATATAGTCACCCACAACCAATTGTGTAGTAAATTGAGTGCTTGAACCAGTAACTGCACCACTTCCATTGGTAACAGAAACTGTTCCAACTATTTGATTGATTGAGTTGCGATAAACCGCATACAGTGTTTGCCCATCATATTGGAAGAAAAGACCGTTTTGTTGATCAAAAAATCCAATCTTATTGCTTGCGCCGTACCAAGAATATGGACTTACGTGAATAAATCCACCCGTGGAAGTTGCAGGCGTTGCTGAGGGAACAATGTTATTCAGCGTTGTATAAGTAAAAGTTAATGCAGTAGGTACTGTTTTGACAACAAAAGTACCGTTATAAGCACTTTGATCAGCGCCAGTGACAACAATAACCGTGTTAACAGTCAAATTGTGCGGGAACTTGGTTGTAACAGTAACTGTTGCACTAGAAGATGTCAGTACTGGTTGCTGAAGCTGTGGCTTAAGAATTGTTCCAGTAGAGAATTGAATACCTTTACCTGATTGGTAACGGAAATATCTACGAGTTTGACGTTGCAACAACTGATTTGGTATTGAAGCGCCAACCGTAAAGTTTACAGATCCATCATAAGCGTGTGTATCAACATATCCCGCAGGACGAGCGTACAAATTGCTCTGACCCGCTGTATTAGCGATTGTGGTCGAAGGTGTACCGTTGATATTGGTGAACGTAAATGTCGTTGCTGTGGGCGTTGTAGCCACAATCTGAGGGCCATTTATCGTTGTCGCTGTGCTTGGTCCAGTCGTTCCAGTGATATAAATCAAAGAACCTGCTGATAAACCATGTGGATAAGTAGTTGTACAACTAATTGTTGAACCACTAAAAGTAAATGCTGTTGTACCAGTTAAGTTGTAAGCATAGTTGCTATACGTATAACCTAGGTAAACATAAGTAGAAGTAGCCGACCAACAAGTAGCTGTTGTGATTGGCTGAGCCATGTTTACAGTAATAGAAGTGGCTGTAGAACCGCCTCCAGAAGCCACCCAACCCCAACCATTAGCGTTAGGGTCAATTGCATCTTCAATGAAGATTGGAGAGCCGTTTGGCAC